TATTTAATTATTAATTATTATATTATATTATGTCAGAAGAAATAAAAGAAAGTACAGATGGTACTTTAGAGCAAGGTGAATTTAAGGTTAAGAAAAAACCAAAAAATTTAGGAAACACTAAGAAAAAAGAAACTCCTAAGATAGTTATTAAAAAAGAATCAAAGGAGCCTGATGTTGCAAAATTAGAAATTAAAAAAGAAGAAGATGCCGTTCAAGAGCCAGAGACAAAGAAAGTTGTGTTACAGTCTGATGAGACGAAAGAAGAACAAAAGCTGGAACTGCAAGAAGTGGGAGAAACACACAAAAAAGAAGAACTTACCGAAGAAAGTGGATCGCCTCTCCAAGAAATAACAAAAGAAGAAATAAAAGAAATTACACCACCTGTTAATAAAATTCCTGAACCAACACCTGAGGTTAATTTACCAGAAGGAGTGGAAAAGTTAGTAAGTTTTATGGAAAAAACTGGTGGTAACATAGAAGACTACATCAGATTAAATGCTGATTATAGTAACGTAGATGACGATACTCTTTTAAGAGAGTTCTACAAACAAACAAAGTCTCATTTAGAGGGAGACGATGTTAATTTTTTAATGGATGAAAATTTTGGTTATGATGCAGATTATGACGATGAAAAAGTAATTCGAAGAAAAAAATTAGCAAAAAAAGAAGAAGTTCAAAAAGCAAAGAAGTTTTTAGATAAGCTTAAGGATGATTACTATACTGAAATCAAGTTGAGACCAGGTGTAACACAAGAGCAACAAAAAGCAACTGAGTTTTTTAACCGATATAAAGAAGAACAAAATACAGCCAAACAAAATCACGAGGTATTTAAACAGACTACAAAGAATTTTTTCGGAGAGGGTTTCAAAGGTTTTGAGTTTAACCTTACCGATAAGAAGTTCAGGTATGGTGTTAATAATCCTACTGAAGTGGCGGAATCTCAATCTAATATTGATACCTTTATTAAGACGTTCTTAAATGACAAAGGTCAAATTGAAGATTATCAAGGTTACCACAAGGCAATGTATACTGCTCGAAATGCTGATAAAATAGCTAAACATTTTTATGATCAAGGTGTTGCAGATGCAACTAAAGATATTGTAAAAAGTTCTAAAAATATTTCTAACACTCCACGGGAAAACCCTAACAGTGATAGTTTATATATCAATGGAATGAAGCTAAAAGCAGTTAGTGGAGCAAATAGTTCTAAACTTAAAATAAAGAAAAGAAGATAAATTTTTTAAACTAAAAACTAAAAATTATGGCTGG